TCTTTATCACTTAATGTTTCTTTAAAAGCAACTGGGCATATAAACTCAATATCACTATCAGTTAATGCTTGGTGTGCTTTTACCTTAGCATCAATAGTATTCTGTACTGCTTGTTGCCTTTGGATTTCTTTCTCGTGTGCACGAGGATCAATTTGTTTTGCCATCTTATTTTCTTTTGCAGTAGCAGGGCGTAATCCTATTTCAAGAACCATGCCACCGTCTTTCATGCCTTTGGCTTTTAGCCTTGCAGTTGCTTCAGCTAATCCACCTTGCTTCATGAAACCCATTTTATTGCGAACTTCTTCTGGAAGCTTTGCTAATCCTGGATTTTTCTCTTTATCAACTGGTTTTAGATTTTTCTTCATCATGCCTCCATCTTTTTTGTTATCTGGTTTTTTACCTGCATCAATTAAATCTAGGTTTCTAACAACTTTATCCATCTGCTTCTGAGTTAAAGTTTTGTTTTTCACAGATTTTCTCATAGCTTCTTCTATGATTGATCTGATTCCTTTTGATACTTTTTCCATTAGTGTATAGTCCTGTTAGTTTGTGTTATAACCTCGTATTTATAATTAGCTAATAACTTTAGCAGATCCTGAGTTTCTTTCAAACCTAATTCTTTGTTCATGGCCCACTGTCCTGAGGCTAGAAAAGCACTAGCAATAGCTAACGGATCAACGCCTTGAGCAGTATATAGAGCGTGCATTGTTTGAAACTCTTGCATCAAAGCTTTAACTGCCTCTCTGTCAACTTTTTCCCAAGCATTCTCATTTTTTTTTATTTTTCTTTTTGCCATTTTTTTGTTTACCTGCTTTTTGTAGCGCAATAGCAATTGCTTGCTTTTGAGGTTTACCCTCTCTTCTTAATTTAGATATATTAGCACTTATCGTGCGATTACTACTACCTTTTTTTAGAGGCATTTATTCGCTCTCTTTGAATGGCGCTTCTTTGATTTTGAATGTTTTGTTGTTGTGCAAGTCTTGCAGCCTCTCTGGCATTTATTGATACTAATTTATCTTCTTCTAGTTTTCTTTTTGCTAAATCATCTGCTGCATCTAAATTAATTTTTTGTTCATCTAAATCTAATTCTCTTTGCTTGATAGCGACCAATGGATCTTGTGGAGTGCCAAAACCAACTGCCTCTTGCTCTTCTGCAACCATGTCTTCTATCTTCGCTGCAACTTTAACTGCAACTTGTTTTTCAATTTGTGCTTGGAACTGTGCTTGTAGTTCTGGTGGAACCTGTCCGCCAAACTTAGCAGCTTGTTTTTGTAGCTCTGGACCTGACTCCATCATGACTTCGTTTCTAGCTTGAGCTGATACATGTTCTACAATATGGGATTGTAAGATAGTTGCAACTTGAGGATTATTTCTAACTAACAAAGAACTCATGAAAGCTCTGTGTGCTTCGATGTGTGCGTCGTGATCTTGATCTGCGAACACAATTAAATTTTGTAGACGAAGTGCCTGTGCTCCCTCTAAACCTGGATCTAGGGGTTGTGGTCTTGCAGGTGGAGGTAGAATGGCTTCTATTTGTTGGACACCTAAAGCCATATACATTCTTCGATACGCTTCGTATAAATTGTGAACTTGTGGATTGCTTTGTGCTAATTGTAATTGTGTTTGTGCCAACATAATTCTTTGTGACATAGAAAAGATGTTAGGATCAGAAACGGGAACTACATCTACCCTGTCATCAAAGTCAGTCGCTTTAATCATTCTATTCCCGCCAGAGACGTTATACGGATACTCTGGTGGTAGTGCTGTTGCAAATAGTTTTGCTAGTAATTCAAACTCTTCTTTTTGTGCGTTATGACATCTTTTGTGAATCGCTGACATCACTTTGGAACCTTGTTCTAATAACGCCATAGTTGTTCCAACAGGGTTGGCTTGTGAACCATCGCCCACTTTCATATCTGCAATAGCAGCGAACCTTCGACCAGCGTCCACGACAAAACCTAAAAGTTGAAATAAAGTTGCATCAGGTCCTTTGTAAGGTAAAGGCAACAATGCATTTCTAAGATCTCCACCCGGTGCGTCCACATCTCTGAACTCTCCAGGCATTAGAGGTTCTTCATCATCTCTGACTCTGAGTCCTCTTGATTTGAAACCAGCAGGTAAGTTGGATAATGTACCTGCATCTAACAATGCTCGCAGTGCAGCTGTTGCAGTTCTTGTCAAACCACCGAGCATGTGAACTAAACCAAAACCATAAAATCCAAGACCAGGTAAAAACTTGTAATGAACAAAATATTTTTGTCTCATAAACATCGGATCGTTTTCTAAAAAGTTTCGGTAGATAGATAAAATTTTTCCGTTGCCTTGTTCTAGCGTTACGACATATGGCAACTTTAATCCTGTTGGCTCTCCGTCTGCTCCGACATTTTCGAAGCCCTCTAAATCTAAATCAACGTGCATTTCTAATAATTGATACTGACCAGAATATTCAGATTTTTTTACACCCTCTAACTCGTCATACTTCTCTTGTATGTCAGAATAAGTGGAGTACATCTCATCGCTCTCGTCGATATCTATGTCTCTATAAAAACCAGAAAGCATTTGTCTTTTTAAATCGTTTGGTGAAATTTTTAGAACGTGTGTAATTCTTTCTGCATCTTCTAATTCTGATGCACCATAGTTTACAACTAGATCTTCACTTGGAATAAATTTTGCACACGGTCTTGCCATGTTGCCATCGTAATAAATTTTTTTGAATGCACTACCTGCTAGTGGTAGATGAAATAAAAGTTGATCCATTTCAGGATCGTATTCTTTCATTTGAAACATTAACTCATAGTTCATGAACTCTTTTACTCGCTCTGCTTGTTCTTCTACATCAGGAGTTGCCTGACCAATGATAGAAGTCTTAACAGGACCGCCAGCAGGCAAAAGCTCTTTGTAAGCTCCTGCTTGAAACTGCGTGACTGCCTCTGCGAGTAGTGGATGAGAAACTGATGCTGCTCCTCTAAATGGTTCGGAGCGTTCTATATATTTGAAACCTAATAAATCTAATCCTTTGATGTAACTTTGTTCCCAATCTTTTCTAGATGTGTGATCGACAGAGAACTGTGATCGAAGATCGTTTGATATTTTTGCCAGAGTTTCTTCTGGTATGACTTCGGCTAAGTTTCCTGCGAATCCTGTTTCGGTGTTCGTGGGCACTGGACCAATGCTAACGGTCTCATCCCCTTCAACCTCTACCTCCATAGGAGTATCTTCGGTTACACCTTGCTCTTCTGTAATTTCTTCTTCAACACCTGTTGGTGCTTCGTTTAAAGTTTTATCAATCTCAGCCATTTAATCTTTATACCTTATGCGCCATAAAAAGCAATCTTGCGTCTTGGTATCTCCTCTACTTCTTCGTCATCTTCATGTTGTAATGCACCGAACTGTCGATACCTCATCAACGCTTGTGTCGTGCTATCTACATAGTCGTCGTTTCTACCATAGGGGAAAGCTGCACATTCTTCAATCACTTCTTCTGCCCACTTAAATGCAGGGTACCAAATCATACCTGACTCAAAAAGTGGTGACACAGAGTTGACTCGAACCATTTTATCGTTACCTCGACTTGGTGTGAAGTTGATAACGGGTATGCCCATGGCTTGTAGCTCGTGTGTGAGAGGTAATCCTGTTGCTTTTGCCTCTATGATAATCTGTTCTGGCTGCCAATATTTGTTTTTTTCCATAGCAATACGTTTTAATTCTGGAAAATCCCACCTACCCTTGTCTGCTTCAACTAAAATCAGGTTTTGTTTGCCTGTAATCTCGTTATAGAACACGCCCCACGTCGTAATCGCAGAAAAATCAGCTGAAGTTTTGCTAGAAAACGCAGTATCGTAGCTTTGAATGATATATTGTAGTTTTGGAAGCGAAGATCCCTTCCATTCTTGCCACCATTCTCGCTTAATTAGGCTAGTTTCGTCTGAAGTTGGGTGTTGTTGCCATTGTGCGTTCCATTTTGCCATGGGTAAAGACGCTTTGACGGCTTCAAGTTGATCTTTTTTCCAATATTCTGGCCATTGAGGTTGTCCGTTGTCCGTGATCGCTGGAAAATCTACGATCTCCCACTTGTCCGCCATCGGATCTTTCATCTGAGCTTCGATTAATCTCTCTGTTAAGTCGTCTTCCGACCATCTTGTCATGACGACAACGATAGCTCCGCCTGGTTGTAGACGCTGACGAGGTCCTGAGGTGTACCATTCCCATGCGTTCTCCATAGAAGTTTTCGATAAAGCGTCTTGTTCGGAGTGGGGGTCGTCGATAATGAGTAAATCTGCACCACGCCCGGTTATCGAACCACCGACACCTGCCGCAAAATATTCGCCACCATGATTTGTCTCCCAACGACCTGCCGCTTGAGAGTCTGCTCGTAGTTCTGTGTCAGGGAACACGGACCTGTAATCTTGTTCGTTCATCAAATTTCTGACTTTTCTACCAAAACGATACGCTAGCTCTGCCGTATGGGTGGTTTGGATAATTTTCAATTTAGGGTTGTGCCCCATCATCCAAGCAGGGAACAGATAACTAGCAAATTCTGACTTAGTGTGTCTTGGTGGCATGTTTACTATCAATCTAGAAATTTTTTTATCTTTGATGGCTTCTAATTTTTTAGCAATGATTTTATGGTGTGCCCCCTCTATGAAGTCGGGCCATATACTTTTGACAAAATTACCAAAGGAGTCCCTAGAACTTCTAGCTGCTTCTAGTTGTACTTTCTTAAGCTCTAGTTTTTTCAAGAATAGCAAACGCTCCTCTTGAGACATCTGGCTCAAATCTGAATGAAAATCGCTCATCTTTTG